CAATATTATAAAGTAAATTTTCATTTGTTAGAATATCAATAACACTTGTTTTGGTTCGTTCAGATTGAGGGATACTAAGTGTAATTTGGTTTATAAATTGATTTATTGTGTCAGAACACTGTTTATCTTCAATATTTTCAAAAATGTTAGTTATATGATTATACATGTGGTTAATCTCTTCTATATATATATTAATAATTTTTTTAATAATTTCGTATGATTCACTTTTGTTTTGATTTATTGAATATATATATAAAATCAGTTTTTTCATATCATCTTTAGATAGTTTTTTGTTTTTACATTTTAATAAATATGCAATATGTGAAAAAAAATCATCGGTTACTATTGTCTTAATATCTTCTCTATCAGAATATATACTTTGTTGTCTCAAGTCCCAAAGATGATATCGTAAATTAGGACATCTATCCTCTTCTAGTTTATTACAATCTTTATAGATATCATTTATTATATGTAATTGCATGTTTTCATTTCTGGTATAATATGGTGAATTTTTTATATCACTATGTAAAATATTATATTTATTATTTAATGGTAATATTTTTTTTAATTCCGGTTCAACAGCAGCAGATGTAAATTTTTGTAATTCACTACCAGATTTAACATAATCTGGTAATTTGTGTTCATTAAATATATCAATACATTTTTGTTCTTCTTCGGCAACTTTATGTATTTTATTAATAAATTTATCTATAGGTACTGTACCTTTTTCATATGATATTTTATCTATTGGAGTATGTTCATCTCCAATAAATAAAATATGTATATCTTCAATTATCCAATAATATAATGAAATAGGTCCGAAAATTTTAATAATATCGTCAGTTGTTTCTTGTCCCTTCTGAGGTACTATTTCTTGTTCTGTCTGATGTACTGTTTCTGGACTTTCGTCATCAGAATAAATTTTATCTACATCCTTTAGGTTTACCATAACATCTTCTCCTATTAATTCGTTTTTTGGTGATATATATATAGTACCTGTAACGTGAGTTTTATCCCCACGTATATAGGTAATTAGTGTATCTTTAGGAATTATATAATTTGCTTTATAAACATCCATGTTTAATTTTAATATATCTCCTTTTTTATAACCTCCTAGTTGATTTATTAAATTTAAATATTTTTTTTTATATTTTAAATATTTATTTATATATTTTTCTTCCATTAATTGATAATAGATATAAATATTTAAATATAAAATATAAATTAAATTAATGGATATTCCTATTTATATTATTAATTTAAAACATAGAAAAAAAAGATTATTTTCTACATTAAATGAATTACAGAAACTTGATTTATTTAATAATATCATCATTCATAAAGCAACAACAAAAGAGCAAGCAGAAAAAGAACGATTTAAATATATAACACAAAAAGCAAATGATAATATAGAAAAAAAATTAACAAGTTTAAATATAATACCTAGTTGGGGGGCAGTAGCGTGTGCTATATCTCATTTTGACTGTTGGAAAGACATAAAAGAAAAATGTTATCAATATGCTATTATATGTGAAGATGATATTAAAATAGACAATGTTGATAAATTAAAATATTCACTGTATAAATGTTTACAATTATTAAAACAAAATAAACCTTATTTTATAACATTAAATTCACTTACAAATGCTGGTCCAATTTATGATGAAAATATTAACTATATTAACGGACATTTTACAAATACATCATTTTATATGATAAATTATAACGCAGTAGATGAATTACTCAAAATATTACCATTAACTTATCAATTTGACTTGGAAATAGGATTAAAAAAAGATAAGCATAAATGTACTTTATTAAACTGTACTCATACTGGAGTTAATAATTATATATATCCAAGTGATATTCAATATTATTTTATTACAGAAAATGAATTATCAAATACATTTCAACAAGTTAATAATTTTTTACCTCCTGAATTAGTAAAAAAAATCTTTTTCTTTTTGCCAAAACGAAATGAATTATCAAGTAAATTAACTCATTATCTCTATGGTTATGAATACAATATTAATCATTTATATGGTTATAATTATGGATATGATTATCCAATTTCGTATGATCATCAATCACATTAAATTAAAAAATTATATTAAATTAAAAATTGATTAAATTATATAAAATAATAATTATTATTTTATATAAATGAAAGCAATTAGTTTATTTTCTGGAATGGGAGGCGATTCTTTAGCAATTAAAAAATGTAATATAGAATTAGTCGCTTATTCTGAAAAAGAAAAAGTCTTTTGTGAAACTCATGATTTAAACTTTGAAAATTGTCAATTACTTGGTAATGGTGATATAAGCAAAACAACAGATGATGAAATTTTAAAAGTAAAGAAAAAACATAAAAATATAGATTTAGTATTTGCTGGTTTTCCGTGTCAAGGTTTTTCAAATGCTGGTAAAAAATTACCTGATGACCCACGTAATACTTTGTTTAGAGAATTTTTAAGAGTATGTAAATTAGTAAAACCAAAATATATTATAGGTGAAAATGTAAAAGGTTTAGTATCTCGTAAAACAGCTGATGATAAAAATTATATTGATGTAATTAAAAGTGAATTTGAAAAACTCCATTATAAAATAAGTTATAAAGTAATGAAAGCACATCACTACGGTATTCCACAAAAAAGAGAACGATTGATTATTGTAGGAATCCTTGACAAATCAAATAAATGTAAGGAATTTATCTTTCCTCTTGAAACACCTTTACCATTAACATTAATTGACATTGTAAATTTTGATATGACTGGAGCTATTAAAATAAATAAAGATGATTTTGATATGACAACAATACCCGAAGACTGTATTTTAACTGATATGTCAAATGAAGAAGATGAAAATAATCCTCATCCTAATCTAAAACTACTAGCGAAAGATAAAGATTATACCTACAAAGAAAAAACATATTCTCGTAGATTATCTTTTGGTAAACGTGATTCTAGTATTCATGGTGAGATTATAGATATACGTAATCCAGCAAAAACAATTATTTGTACATATGCTAGACAACCACGTTTGTTTGTTCCATTAAGAAATAAAAATGGATACTATTTACGATGTTTACTACCAGATGAATTAAAACAAATACAAGGATTTCCGAGTGATTATAAATTAGCAGGTAATACAACCAAACAAATTATTCAAATTGGAAATGCTGTACCACCACCATTAATAGAACAAGTTATTAATAAGCTATTAATAAGTTAATAAATTAAAATGTTTCAAGTCAACTGAAAAAGTAGGACGAATGTATGCTTTCAAAGCAGTTGTTTTACATAATCTATTTTCTCCGCGACAATATTTATCCTTAATTTTTTTAATATCCTCTAAATATTCTAAATACCATTCATTATCTTTAATAAACTCTTGTCCGTTAATAATTTTTAATTGTGGTTTATATTTTTTTGTACCAGTTAAAATATACAAATAATATGTATCTTTTGATGGTAATGTATCATTTAGAATAATCGTTGTTTTATCTGTCTTTTTAGCTTCCAAATAAATAGGTGGATTTTTAATTCTAATATCTTTTGGTTTTTGAGAAGATGCTTGTTCATATTCTAAATGTAAATCATCAAGAACTTTTGTTATAATAGGAATATATTGTCTTTCAGCATTTTGTGTTTGCCCTTTTTTTGTTATACATTTATTAAAAATGTCATTTTTAATAAATGCTTCGTATGTTTTGTTTTGTATAATTTGTATAATATTATTATTATTTACTAATTTGGTAGTTTTGACTAAATTATTCATTTCTATATATATCATTTATTACAAGTTTAACTATAAATCAATTTTTATAACTAAATAAAAAAATGTAATTATAATTAGTATGAATATGAAAAATTATAATTTTAAAGATTTAGATAATTTAAAATTATATTATTATATTGAAAATTTAAAAATATGCTTTATTGATGATTTACAATTTACAATTACTATAAAAGATATAGAAAAATACTTTCCTAATAATAAAATATATGATTTATCTAAATCATATAAAATATATTTAGAACAAGATAATTTTAAATATTTTACTAATTTTAATATAATTTTATATTTTAATGATTTTCAAAATTCAATAAATGAATTAAAATTAATATTAAAATATTTTACTGGTATTTTAGTTTTAAAAAATAAAATAAATTTAATAAATATTCCGTTTGTTGATACTTTTGGTGAATATTATGTTTATGAAATAGAATGATTTTTTAATTCCAAGTATTTTTTTTTATATTTTAAATATTTTCTTTTATAACTATCTATACTACAAGATGGAGCCATAAATTTAAAATGTAATATATTAACATCTTCATTGTGATTATCAACATTCATTTTACAATAGCATTTTAAATCTTTATTACTTCTTAATTTTAATAGAATACTAAATAAATAAGAAAATAATTTAGTATTATCTTCTTTAGAAATTTTACAGTCTTGAATTTTTTTTATATACTCTCCAAAATTTTTTCCTACATCTTTAACAAAAACATTGTAAAAAGTAGCTACATTTCTATCGCCAGATATCGTATTTTCATCAACACCACCGAAGGTACATTTAATTTTTGCTGTAATATTATGATTTAAATATACTTCTTGACATTCTATATCTTTCCATGTTGGACAAGGTTTACCACCAAACTCTACCGGTAACTCTGCTTCTATTTCACAAATATAATGTCTTTTAGGCGTTTGTGTTCCCATTAGACTTAGATGTGGTAAAGTTTTTTTTATTAAATTTAAAGTAATTTTTTTTTTATCATCTGATAATTCGGACGTAAACTGAACAAATGGTAAATTTTGTTGTGTTTCATCTAATATATTTTCTGGTAGTTCAAAATTTTTAAAAAAAGTATATAAATCATCTATCCAAGATTTATCAGTAATATTTAATTCAATTGTTGTCATATATATATATATATATAATATTTTTTTTAAAAATGATTGTTTTGAAAATATTTCCATAAAACAGAAAATAATAATCCTTGTAATCCATTTGCTAAAATTCTAGTTTCCAATCCTCTTGTAAATAAACTTTGTAATCCATCATTTTTAATAATTGTTTTAACAATATTAGTATAACTAATACTTTGTGGTGCTGTTTGTTTATAAGTTTTTACAACACGAATACTATTAGAACAAGTATCGCTAATAACACTAGCACTAAAACCAATTAAACCATTTCTAGCATAAGATTTTATTGGTGTATCATAATTAGGTAAATATTCATTTAAATAATTATATGTAGCAAACCAAGGGAAATGACCAACATATGTGGCACCTATTGAACCCATCGCTCCATGATATAATACAGGAACGCCACCTTTATTTATTTTATTTTTTAACACAAATAAACCATTTTTTCCTTCAACTTGTAAAATAGTTTTACAAGTATCAACCGGCATTGTAAATATTCTATAACCAGCAGCACCAAAAGATGCTATTCCTGTTTTTATAAATATAGGTAAATCTCTTAAATCTTCTGTATTATTACAATAATGTAATACTCCAGTGTTAATAGCAGTATCACCAAATCTAGATACAGGACCTTGAATTAACGCAGGTGCAATTCCTCGATAAAATCTTCTAACTCCGCCTTCTTTATATAATTTATTAACTGTATCTTTTATAGGTATACCGTGTCGATATTGATAATTCATTATAGTTCTTAACCACATTAAAGTACTAACTTGTACTACCATTGCGGAAGCTCCTGCTAATCCTCCATTAATAGCTTTATCAAAAGATTTAGATAAAATAGAATCTTTATTATTTGACATTTAATATTATATATATATATATATATTTATATAATTTTAATTAAACAAATATTTATATTGATAGGTAATGTTATATAGATTACCTATTATATTTGGAACAGTATCTTCTGCTCTAACATTGTTTTTAACTTTT